TGGTGGAACACAGCAAACAGGAAGAGCAGGAACTCCTGTTCCTTTAGTTTACGGAGAGATATTTACTGGTAGTGTTGTAATAAGTGGTGGTATTGATACTGAACAGGTACAAGCATGATTGAAAAGAAACATCTTATTAGAGGTGCGAAAGGTAATGATCCACCTCCATCTCCTCCGCAACCGACCAGAGAGCCTGATACTCTTCATAGTAGACAGTTCGCAACTTTTCTTGATCTTGTTTCAGAGGGAGAGATAGAAGGTTTCGCAACAGCATCAAAAGAAGGTAGAACAAAAGGTACAACTGCATATAACAATGCTGCATTAAAAGATGTTTTTCTTAATGACACTCCAGTATTAAGATCAACAGCAGATTCTACTAATCCTCAAACTACAGATTTTAATTTTCAAGATGTAAAGTTTACACCTCGATTTGGCACTGGAGATCAGACGAAAATCCCTGGAATTGAAAGTAGTGTATCAACAACAAGCGTTGGTGTAGAAGTCACTGCAAGTACTCCTGTTACTCGTCAGATAACAAATACAAATGTTGATGCTGTAAAAGTATCAGTCACATTTCCACAATTACAAAAAGCTACTGATGCTGGAGACTTATTAGGCTCTTCTGTTCAACTTAAAATTGCTGTTCAATATAATTCTGGTGGTTTTACTGATGTCATTACCGACACTATCAGAGGTAGAAGTGGAGATGCGTACCAAAAAGATTATCGTGTAAATATCACTGGATCGTTTCCTGTTGATATAAGAGTAAGCAGAGTTACGGCAGATAGCACAGACACTAATTTAAGAGATGCTTTTCAGTGGACAAGTTTTGGAGAAATTATTGATGATGCTTCTGCATATTTAAATAGTGCATACAGTTCGATAAGACTAGATTCGATGCAGTTTAGTTCTATTCCTGCTCGTAAATTTAGAATCAGAGGAATAAAAGTAAGGATTCCAGGTGCAGGTGCATCTAGTTCTGGTACTCCTACTGTCGATAGTAACACTGGTCGTATTGTTTATCCTGATGGCTATATTTTTAATGGTGTGATGGGTGCTGCTGTATGGACTTCATGCCCTGCAATGGTGCTTTTGGATCTTCTCACA